AGTGGCAAGCGCCACCTTCTTTTTCTCTTCATTAAGAATCGGTGTGGCTGCGATTTTGGCACACATTTCAGGATTTTGTTCAAGTTTCTGTACTACTTTAATAATTTGATCAGGGCTTGTCATTTGAGATACATTAATGATGGATCCTGGTACAAAATCCGTATCAGTATTACTATCACCCCAGTACAAAGGAACGCATCCTGCCATTTTAGCATGTAGAACTTTTTCAGTAATATAACCAGGTGCCTGTGAGTTTTCAAAACTTAGTGAAAATTTATGATTTGAAAGAAAGTTATATTTAGGAATATCGCCGCCGCCGCCGCCAGGATATTTTAACTCTAGTCGACCACCAATATTATTGTAAAGATCGCCGCCCGAATTTACTCTTTTATATGAATCTAGTGATTTGAAGGCTTCATTTCTAAACTTAGATACAGGATTAGATACAACAAAAGCACAAAAATCCTTTCTATCATTAAATGATTTAGTATGCGTAGCCATTGCCATCTTTATAGGTAATCTATTTGGATTATCAGAATTATTAACAGATGCTAAATTTGTTGCCTCAGAGTACCAGTCAATAAACATCATCCACAGTGGTAGTCTGATATGTTTATCGTCTTCATTTTTATAAGGAGTAAGATATAAACTAATAGAATCATCTTTTGGCACTTCCCAATTTTCACCAGTAAAGAATACTTTTGGAATAGAAGAGGGAATATCCTGCCATCCCTTTGAAAAGGGGCTAAAAATTATAATATTTGGAGAACCCGATTTTGATGAATCATATTTAATACCGCTAATATTTTTCGCAATCTTTAGATTATGCTTTTTACATTCTTCACGAAGTGAGTCTACAATAAAATTATTATTAAAATTAAATCCATCCCACATATCCATAAATGCAACAATAAATGGCTTATTTGATTTTACTACTTTTTTAACAGTTTCATTTGACACCTTACTTATATTAGGAGTTGTATTAAAGACATCTGAACATACTGTTTGCCATTTAGATAAGTTATTATAAATACTCCAGTTTTTAAGAATTGCCTCACGAATTTCAGAAAGGGCGTTATAGAATTCAACAGGATTAGAAGTAAAATCCTTAAATACAGAACAAATGCTAGTAATCTCATTTCCAAAATAGAACATTTTATCAAGTTGAGGATGAATATTTTTCAGAACGGGGCTATTATGAATTAGAGGTAATCCTAACCAAAGAGCATTAATAAGTCCCAAGCGCAATGGCACGAATCTAGAGTGAGAGAATAATACACAGTTTTCTGAGTGTAGCCATTCATGAAATGCCTGTTTTTTAACAAACTCGACAGGCAGTGTGCTAACTTTAATATTATCGAGGATATTTTGTACTAAAAATTTATGGTCAATTATATGATCCATATTATGACATTTATAATTGGCATTAACTACGCTCTTAAGGTGTAGTTCTCTAACGGCTACAAGAGCAAAAACGGATGAGCTAGAATTAACAGTATTCTTCTCAGCGATATGTACAGTCCATTTATGATTATCAGTATTATATTTGGGTATTATACCTTTTGAGAAATGTGTAGCTACAGATGAAGACCATATAAAAGGCACAGTTCGAATAGCGCAATTATAAAGAGTTTTAAGAGCGGTAAGTGTTTCAGGGGGATTTAGAATATCCCAGCACCAGATTTCAGTATCTTCAAAGTTTCTGGACCGATATGTACGTGTTTCAGAGAATGCCGCCATGTCCATTTCTGAAAATTGTAAAAATGTTCGCATGACAACACTCTTTTTAGCCAGTTTTTTACGATAAGATGGATTGATAAATCCATCAATATCGATTAGAATATCTAAATTAGTAACCTTGTGTAAGTGCGATAATGTAACATTCTCAATACGAGGAAAATCAGGCCACCAATCAATATCTGAAGTCTTTGTATCAATTAAGGTTAAATCATAATTAAGTTCTGGTGTACATAGCTCCTTAAATAATTCAACTAATAAAATGGACGTTTGTGCCGAACCACTAGTAAACAAATCGGTAGATGGACTGTATGTAATCCCCACTTTGAGCATTTTATTAATCTCTAAAAGAAATTAATCTTTATACTAAAAAATGTGCGTAACTAATCCAAAATTTTTCTCCATTCAGATTGAACTTCAGGATTATGAATACTGTGCGTCCAAATAAGATTAGCCGCATGAGTCTTATAAATATTCATATTATATTTATGATTCTTAAAAGCATTATACATCGTTTCAATTGCTTCATCCCACTTATTGATAGAATACACATAACCGAATTTATCCCATCCCTCAGAATTATGAAGAACGGGATAATTACAGTAAAGTAGTTCTAAAGTCATATAGTTAAAATCATTATTCCATTGATGAGTTATAAAGCACGAAGAGCGATGATCCCTAAGAATAGTATGAATATTTTTACGGCCATGAAGTACAATTCTATCTTTTTTGTAAAGTGTTAAAGAGGGAAGAACAAAATTAAAAGAATTGGCGTCTATTTTAATTTTATCGCCGTTGATAATCTGTACTTTCCCCTGCCATTCTGGGTATTTTTTAGAGAAAGCCTCGCATAGAAGAAGAGAATAAAAATAGCACTTCTGAAAAGAGATATTGGGGTCCATAATAACAACATCCTGATTTCGCCAATCCGCGGGCGCCGCCCATTCAATCGTATCTTTTGTTCCATATTGTGTAATAAAACAAGAATCCCATACATAAGGCGCAATATTGCTATTCTTTATTTCAGTTTGATTAAGTACCGCCGCATAGTCTACATGCTGTTTATAGTGAGGGCTTACCCAAACTTGATCAATTTCGCCGACGACGTGGTGGCTAAACATGATAGAAGTAAAGTTTTGAATATTTTCAATATCAATATTGATGATATTACCGAGATAAATTTTAATAATTTTAGTACCGTGACTACGCATATAGGCTCTTGTGGCAGAATCAATGCTCATTCCAATTTCAATAAATGCTTTTATAACTGATTTATCATTCACAATTTGATTTGATGATATTATATCATAATTATGAAGAAACTTTTTTCTATTTTCAGCGACGTCACCATGCTGAAAAAGATATGATTTATAACCCATGCTTTCAAAAAGGTCATAAAATACAATAATATTCTGAGTAAGTCCATTATGAAAAAGCGATTCATCATTTACATTGTTTGTAGCTAGAACAATAGCCTGTCTTTTAAGAGGATGTGACAGAGAAGTAATATTAGCATCCGACTTTTTATATGAAGAGAGATTAGTGTTGCCAGGTAGTGAATCCATTTTGAGTTATAATTAAACAAATTCTTTATACTAGGTCCGCGAATATTTTATTCAATACCGGTTTAAAAATGTTCGCGGACCTAAGATAAAGAAGAGTATGGCAGCATCAACAGTCTCAACGCTTCAATCATTTCCTGCGCCAGGATCTATACCACCTGTTACATTTTATACTATGTTAGGATTAGCTAATTGGTTAAATTTAAATCCGACATATAAAAATAATTATACGACTACACGAACATTTCCATATTTATATCCGCAAAGTTATTCAACTATATTTAATTCGACAAGTTCAACATTCTTTGGTTATGATCCGCAAAATGTCCCACTATCTGCTAATGTAACAAACTTATCACAATATGAGGCATTAAAATATAAGACACAGATTAATTTATTTCAAAGAATATATGCTATAAATTCGAACGCATATATAAATTATATATCAACTGGTAGGGGTCCATTCTATTATAATTTTTTAACATATAATGAGAAAAATGATTATAATGCAGCCGCCCAGTTAGTAAACAAGTTATATCCATTTCGTGATATGGCTACTGCGACAAGTTGGATAGTACCATTTCCAATTAGTATGTAATTGATCTGATACTTCTCCCACTATTTAAGAGTAAATAGATATAGAAGTTGATTCAAATCTGCGACAATTTCATCTCTAATATTTGCTAAATCCTCCGAACCGGCCAGACCTTTAAGAGTCTTTGACCCCAAATACTTTATAGAGGAACGGCAGAAGCGCACAGCTCCTGCTTCTGTTAGATTGTGTAAAGTTATAACGGCATTTTTATCGGTAACTTTGGAGCGTCCATATTTCCCAATATAGACCTCCACAAATGAATCAATGAGTTTATCAAGCTTCTCTAAAACTTTATCAGTCGCAATATGTCTAGCATATACATGTGTCTGCCAGTGATAAAGTTTTAATTGATCTCTCAAATGTAAAAAGAAGTGAATTTGTTCTGCCGCCATTTATTTATTCATTGATTGGAAATAAAATTGAAAACTTGTTTCATATAAAGATGGATTACTAAAATGTGTAGCAATTGTACAGATATTCTTGAAGATTTCGGCATTGAACATACAGTAACATTATGTCCACTCCGTAATAGCTGGTATTGTTCTTACTGTGCTATTTATGGGCATCTTACAAAGTCTTGTCCAGCCAAACCGTCTATATTATTTTGTAAACCCGCGTATATTGAACAACTTATTCCCTATTTTGACCTAAAAGATTATAATATAACATCAAAAACACCCATTAGGGCTCCATTATTAGAAAAAGAAATGCGATTACTTGAAATTAAGGATAATGATAAAGTAATTGCGGCGTATTTGGCGGCACGATCAGTAAAAATTCAGAGAGGATTTACAAAGCGCCAGACGCTTGAAGAATATGCTAAGTTAGAAAACAAGCGTGTAGTTTATATCCACTAATCTAATAGAATGAGTTTAAAGAGGAAAACAAGGAAAATAAAGAAAATAAAGAAAATAAAGAAAACACGACATACGCGTCGTCGTGTTATAAGCGGTGGAAATTATAAAAGAGATTTCACATCCCGCACAGTGGACGGTATACCTACAAAAGCCGTCAATAAGATTGTTATAAGCGTCCCAGGATATGGGGTAATGAGTGGCGCAGCTTTTTTAAAGTTAAAAGATGATCTTGATAGAAATGGAGATGATTTTTATGCTTAGAATATAGTAATACTATTAGTATTCCGGTAATAATCCATCAACACGCTACTAAGCAACGGATTTTGAAGTCAAGATTATATATATTGATATTTACAGTCTTATAAATAATAAATATCATATTATCACGGTAAATACTACGTATCGTGATAAATAATAAAAAGGATAATACTTTAATTAGGTAGAGGATGACTTCGTCTGGAAACCAGATATTTCAAGGTGCTGCCCAGAGTCCTGAATATTCCTCGGCAGCATGGGAAAATGGAGACGGTAATTCAATTGTTGATTTTTCGCTCGATACGACTGTTCCAGGAAAATATAAAGCGACAATATCAAATATATTATCCAAGCATTGTGCTGAAATAAAGAATACATCCGAGGAGGTAACTCAGGCGATAACAACTGTATCAAAAAAAAAGTTAAAAGAGCTCATTATAAAGCATAATAATGAGTTATTTTCGTTTATGGCGCGTCCTGATAAGGTACCCAATATGATTGGATTAGCAGAGACCATTTTTAGACGATATGGTCATGATATTCCAACAATTAAAGGTAGTAATTCAAATACAATTATAAGAGACCTAAACTTAGACGCGTCCATGTGTACAGTTGTATCGAGTTTTGATGAGGGATTAAAGAAATTAAAGGGCGATGGCGGACTAGACGATTTTTTGAAGCAGACGCGATGGATTTTCAATCAATATAAAAATATTGGGGAGGAGGTTCTTCGTCTTGAAACGACTCTTTATCAGAAAATCGATTTGTTAGATAAACTCAATAATCGAATGCCGATGATTACAAGTCTGAGTACAAATGAATTACTGCCAGACTTAATCGACTCATTTCGTAAATACGCCGATTCTATATATCAATCAACGCAAATAGGGGATAATTACAAGGAACTAGTTGAGGGATATAAAA